TAATCCATTGGGAAGATCTTCATTAGATCAACCAGATTTTACAGATCTAGAACCAAGAGCAGCAGGAACTAGTAGTGATGGATATGTTTGGAAATATTTGTATACTATTAAACCAAGTGAAGTAACAAAGTTTGAATCTACTGATTATATGCCAGTTCCTTCCGATTGGGAAACTGGAACAGACAATGCAGCGGTGAGAGACAATGCAGTTGATGGATCAATCAAAATTGTTTTAGTAACTGGTAAAGGTGTAGGTTTAGGAACAGCAAACAGAGTTTATACTAGAGTTCCAATAAAAGGAGATGGAACTGGTGCAGAATGCACTGTTTTTATTGATAATAACCAGCAAGTAAATTCTGTTGTAGTTTCTAGTCAAGGGTCCGGATATACTTACGGCAATCTAGATTTAGTCGCTGGTGGTGTCCCACTTGGAACTACTAGACCAACATTTAATGTTATTATTCCACCCAAAGGTGGTCATGGAAAGGACATTTACAGAGAACTTGGTGCATATAATGTTTTACTATATTCTAGAATAGAAAATGATCCCCAGAATCCTGACTTTATTACAGGCAACGAATTTGCTAGAGTTGGTCTTGTAGAAAATCCATTAAGTTACAACTCAACGGCAATTTTGACATCTCTCAAGGCAAGTGCAGTCAATGCATTGAAACTTGTTGGGGCTTCTTATAGCACAGTCACTTTTAACTATGATGCAGAAGTTACTCAAACTGTCGCAACTGGAACAACTGCTGTTGGTAGAGTAATAAACTATGATCAAACAACTGGTGTTCTAAAATACTGGCAAGATAGAGCTCAGAGTGGATTTACCACTGCTGGAATTGCTCAAACTAATCCAAAGTATGGATTTGATCGTGTTGAATTTACTTCAACTCCATCAACTGGAGGTAGTTTAAATATTGCTGGCGGATCAGAAGTTCTTGCAATAGACTCCACTTTTAGTGGTATTTCAACAGTAATAAATAATAGAACCTACTACTTGGGTCAGACTTTTGCATCTGGTTTGGCTAATCCCGAGGTTAAAAAACACTCTGGAAATATAATTTACGTTGACAATAGACCAGCAGTTACTAGGTCATCAAACCAAAAAGAAGATATTAAAATCATTTTGCAGTTCTAAAGAATTATGGCACAACAAACAAATCTTAATGTATCTCCATATTTTGATGATTTTAATGCCGATAACGATTTTCACAGAGTTCTTTTTAAACCTGGAGTTCCAGTTCAAGCTAGAGAACTAACAACACTCCAGTCAATACTGCAGAATCAGATTGAAAGGTTTGGTCAACACTTCTTCAAAGAAGGCGCAAAAGTAATACCCGGAAATACTGCATATAACGCATTATACTATGCAGTAGAAGTACAAAACACTTTTCTTGGAGTTCCAGTTTCTGCTTATGCAGATCAATTGATTGGAGCAAAAATAACTGGTCAGACTTCAGGAGTAACTGCAACGGTAGAACAAATTCTTCCTGCAAATGTTTCTGAAAGAGGAAATTTAACTCTTTATGTAAGTTATATTGGTTCAAGCACTCAGAATAATTCAACTCAACAGTTTTCAGATGGTGAAAACTTAACTTCAAATAAACCAATTAACTCAACTTTACTTGGAAATCAAATTATAGCGCCTGGAACGCCATTTGCTTCCACAATAGCAAATAATGCCACCTCTGTTGGATCAGCTTTTACTATCACAGAAGGTGTTTATTTTATTAGAGGTCAGTTTGTAAATGTAAATACAGAGACTTTAATTTTAGATCAATATACAAACACGCCTAGTTATAGAATTGGTCTTTTTATTAATGAGCAAATTGTAACTTCTATTCAAGATGAAACTCTCCAAGATAATTCTCAAGGATTTAATAACTATTCTGCACCAGGTGCGGATAGATTAAAAATAAGTGTTTCTTTACTCAAGAAAGCTTTAGATGACTTTAATGATAATAACTTTGTAGAACTGGCAACCATTGTTAATGGTGTACTAAGAAGCAAAAAAACTTCAAGTTTGTATAATAATCTCACAGATGAATTAGCAAGGAGAACCTATGCAGAATCTGGAGACTATTGCGTTAATCCATTTAATATTACAGTAGAAGAATCCTTAGATAATGGTATAGGAAATAGAGGAATTTTTAAAGCAAATCAATTTACATATGGTGGATCAACTCCATCGGAAGATTTAGCAATATATAAAATCTCTCCAGGAAGAGCTTTTGTTCGTGGATATGAAATTGAAACTATCAGTCCAACTTTCATTGACGTACCAAAACCAAAAACGACTAAAACCGTAGAAAATCAAGCAATTGATTATAATACAGGACCAACATTTTTACTTCACAAAGTAAAAGGATCACCAACAATAGGATTTGGAAACAATTATTACGTAAGTTTGCGTGACGAGAGAGTAGGTACATCTACTACAATTACTCCAGGAAAAGAAATAGGTCTTGCTAGAGTATATGATTTTAGATTAACTTCTGGCGCTTATAATACTTCAAATTCAAATTTAAATCAATGGGCATCTTCTCTTTATGATGTTCAAACTATAACTGAGATAACTTTAAATGAACCAATCACTTTAGAAACTCCGACTTTTATTAAGGGTTCTAATAGTGGCGCGACTGCATTTTTGAAAGAAAATGTTACATCTGGAATAGCATTAACCGTTTATGATAGGTCTGGAGACTTTATACCAAACGAATCCTTAATCATTGACGGTTTAGTTAACAGTAGAATAGCAACAGCAGTTACAAACTATTCTTTATCAGATGTAAAATCTGTTTATAATGGAACTGATCTAACTGGAATATCTACATTCTGTGCGGATGTAATACCATCTGTAGGTTTCAATGTTGGATTAGCAACTATTGCTCCCCTAAAGTATTTCAGAAATATAAACATACTAGATACAAATCTTTCATCATCAGTTGGTGTTGGATCAACAGTATTTTTTGTTAATAATACTCAAGGAGTTTCTGTAGGTAGTTCTATTAGTGTAGGAACTGCTCTCACGAACGTTCCCATTGTTGCTGTTGGAGCTACTTTTGTACAAATAGGGATAGGAAACACTGCACCGGGAATATCAACACAAACATCGTCTCTTGTAGTTGGGCAAACAGTTGGGGTTGGATCAACTACAATATATTTTGATGGGGCAGTTCCAGATTTTGTTGTTGGAGCAGCAAATTCTTCTCAATCAAGAATTTCTATTGCTTTTACTGGAGGATCAACAGCTTCCTATTCTGGTATTGCATTTACAACTCAATGTCCAATTGTTGCTATTGGAGATACGTTTGTTGTTATTGGAGCAAGTCACACTGTTGGACTTACTTCATTAACAGTAAATCTAAATGAAACTCTTGGTGTTGGAAGTACTGCTATTTTTATTGATCCACCAATAGCACTTTCATCAATCATTTCTATAGGAAGTTCCGTAAGTGTAGGTGCCGCGTTAACCAATGTTCCCGTTGCCCAAGTTTCTACTTCAGGAACTGTATTTTATATCGGTTCTGCATACACATCAGCTTTCCCTGTATCATCCGGACTTGCAGTAACTTTCCCAAGATTATCTCCAGTTGTAACAGGAGCAGCAATAACTTTCCACAATGTTTCTCAAACTATAGATGGAGAAACTGTTACTTTTAGTAATACACAAAGCACAAGCAAGGTTATTTCGCCAAATACCCTTTTTCCAGGGACTGTAGTTAAAGAAAATAACTTAGTATCTTACACAACGCCAAGTTTAGTTGATCCATTTTTAGGAAGAGTTGTTTCTGTTGGAACAACTTCTATTGAAATTGTTGGAGTTGTCACTACATCTGGAATAAATGAAGGAGCTTTACCAACTTCAAGCACTATTGAAGTTAGTGATTTTAGAGTAATGACCACCAAGTTGGACACTTCAACAGATTCAACTTTATATACACCTCTACCAGGAACAAACATTTCTAATGTTGACTTAGCAAATGCAGTTCTAACTATAAGAAAAACCTTTACGGTCAATATTGTAAATAATGAAATTTCTGCTCCAGTGGAAGCTGGAACCAACGAAACATTTTTACCATATTCAGATGCTCGTTATTCTTTAGTAAGAAGTGATGGAACATTTGAAAATCTGGCATCAAATAAACTAGTGTTCTTGTCTGGAGGAACACAACTGCAAATTTATGGTCTTGGATCTAATGATACAGGTGCATCTTTAGTAGCAACTCTAAGAAAGGTTAATCCATCAGCAAAATCAAAATTAAAGAATAGAGTTAATTCAATATTAGTTGACAAATCAAAGTATCAGGGATCTGGAATAGGTGGAACTACCTTTAACGATGGACTTACTTTTGGTAACTATGCATATGGAACAAGGGTGCAGGATGAGAAAATATCTCTAAACAATCCAGATGTTACCGAAATTCTTGGAATTTATGAGTCATTAGATACAACTAACCCCTCCTGCCCAACAGCAGTCTTAACTTCAATGAATGGTTCAACAGGAACCACTGGAGATATTGTTATTGGTGAGAGAATGGTTGGTCAAAATAGCGGTGCTATTGCTATTGTTGCAGAAAGATTAACGAGTACTCAACTATCATTCATATATGCAAATCAAACAAGATTTTTAGAAGGTGAAAGAGTTAGATTTGAAGAATCTACAGTTGAAGGAACTCTTACTACTTTGGATGCTCCTAGTTCTGATATATCTTCAAACTTTACTTTTAGTAATGGTCAAAAAGCAACGCATTATGACTATGGATATATTTCAAGAAAATCAGATTCTGTAGAGCCATCTAAGAAAATAAAAATTTATTTTTCAAATGGTTACTATAATACATCAGATAATGGTGACATAACAACAGTAAATTCGTACTCCACATTTGATTATGAAACAGATCTAACGATATTTAATAGAAGAAAGAGAAGTGATATTCTTGATATAAGACCAGTAGTTTCAACTCCTTCTTTAAGTGAAGGTGCAAGATCTCCTTTTGAGTTTAAAGGAAGATCTTATGATCAATCTGGAAATAGTTCTGCAAATATTCTTGCTTCCGATGAAACAATCTTGGTTTCATTCTCATATTACTTAGGAAGAATAGATAGAATCTTTTTATCAAAAGATGGAACTTTCCAAGTTAAGTATGGAACTCCAGCAGATAATCCAAAGAAACCAGTCAATGTAGATGACTCTATTGAAATAGCTTCAATAACTTTACCACCATACCTATATCAACCTTCCGATGCTTCTATAAAGTTCTTAGAATATAAGAGATATAGAATGTCAGATATACGTGAACTTGAGACAAGAATTAAAAATCTTGAGTATTATACAACTCTATCTCTTCTAGAAACAACTACAGAATCTTTGTTTATACCCGATTCTGATGGTTTCAATAGATTTAAATCTGGATTTTTTGTAGATAATTTCTCTGGGTATAAAACACAAGAAACTGGAGTTGCTATAAAAAATAGCATAGACAAAGGAAACAGAGAAATAAGACCAAGCCACTATACAACATCTGTTGATTTAATAACAGGTCCTGTAATAAACCCAGATCCAACAGCAGATCTTTCAGTTGAGCCCGTTGAAGGAATTAATGTAAGAAAAACTGGAGATATTGTCACTTTAGACTACACAGAAGTTGAATGGTTAAAGCAACAATTTGCTACTCGTACTGAAAGTGTAACTCCATTCCTAGTAAGTTTCTGGAAAGGTGCTATTGAGTTAAGTCCTGCATCCGACACTTGGGTTGATCCAATTAAATTAAAACCAAAAGAAATTGAAATTGAAGGAAACTATGCAGAAATACTAGCAAATGCACAAAAAACACATAATGTAGATCCAAACACTGGATTAGCTCCTCAAGTTTGGGGGGTTTGGGAATTCAACTGGACTGGAGAAGATCATAAATATGTTACCAAAACTAATCCAGTTGTTAGTGGTGGAGAATGGGTTGGTGGCAGTGGTTCTCAAAAACTTTGGGGTACAAAAACAACAACTACTTTTGCTGAAGTCCACAAGGAAACCTATGATATAGGAACAAAGAAGAGAGAAGGTACTCAGTGGACAGTTTCTGAATCTTTTGACAAGACATCATTAGGAGATAAAGTTGTCAGTAGTGAGATTATTCTCACTATGAGATCAAGAAATATTCAGTTTGTTGGTAAAAAAGTAAAACCATCAACTCGTTTATATGCTTTCTTTGATGGAAAAGAAGTAACTAAGTATTGTGTTCCAAAATTGTTAGAAATTTCTATGAGTTCTGGAACATTCCAAGTAGGAGAAACTGTCGAAGGAACGGTAACTCCAACTGGTCTTATTGATCCAGCACTGCTACCAGAACTTCCAAAAATTACATTTAGAGTAGCACAAACTAATCATAGAGAAGGTGCCTACAATGCACCAACTAATGTTTATCCAGAAAATCCATATGTTCCAGGTCAAGCTCTTCCATCAACATATTCTTCAACATCTACTATTCTAAATGTAGACACTTTCTCTCTCGCAGACCAAGTTCAAGGAACATTTGGTGGATGGGTTGAAACTGGAATGACTCTTGTTGGAAAAACAAGTGGAGCAAAAGCAACAATTACAGATGTAAAATTAGTTTCTGATATATCCGCCACTATTCTTGGATGCTTCTTTATTCCAGATCCAAAGAATGTAAGTCATCCCGAATTTGAAACGGGCACTAAAGTATTCACTCTAGTCAATAATACAACTAATGATCAAAACAATGCTACAACTGTAGCCGAGACAACATTTATTTCCAGTGGAACACTACAAACAGTTCAAGAAAACATCATTTCAGTAAGAAATGCTGTTCTAGAAAACAAAAAAATATTTGAGACTGAACCAGCTTCTCAGCTAGTCGGTTCGGTAAAAACAAGTTCTGTTCCGGTTGGTGAACCAAAAGATGAACAAGTGCAAATTGGATGGTATGATCCACTCGCACAGTCATTCCTTGTTGAAGATTCTAGTGGAATTTTCTTAACAAGTTGTGAAGTATTCTTTAGTTCAAAGGATGATACTGATATTCCAGTTCAGTTCCAACTAAGAACTATGGAGAATGGATTCCCAACAACTAAGATTTTACCATTCTCCGAAATATTTGCAGAACCAGGTGACATTGAAACTTCGAGTGATGGATCTGTTGCAACCAGATTTACATTTAAAGCACCAATATACCTTGAAGGTGGAAAAGAATATGCTATTTGTTTAGCATCAAACTCAACAAAGTATAGTGTCTATGTTTCAAGAGTTGGTGAAACTGATCTAATTTCTCAAACTTTCATTTCTAACCAACCATATTTGGGTTCTCTGTTCAAGTCTCAGAATGCTTCGACTTGGGAAGCAAGTCAGTGGGAAGATCTTAAGTTTACATTATACAGAGCAGACTTTGCAAACACTGGATCAGTTGAATTCTATAACCCAGAACTAACTGAAAATAACAAGCAAGTTGCTCTGCTGATGCCAAATTCCCTCAACACCAACTCTAGAAGAATAAGAGTTTCTCTCTCTTCTACGATTAGTGATGCTGGTCTGTTACCTGGATATACTGTTTCTGTAGGAAATGCTTTGGGAACAGGAAACTATGTTGGAAGTGCTGGAAGAGCATCTGGAGAACTGAACATTATAAATGCAGGCATAGGATTTACTCCAAATGCAGGAATCGCAACTTACTTAGGCATTCCTCTCATCAATATTACGGGAAATGGCACTGAAGCAACAGCAGATATTGTTGTTGAAGAAGGAGTCGTTGGTATTGCTACCATTGCTACAGGTGGAACTGGATATCAAATTGGTGATGTTTTAGAACTTGGCGAAATAACAAATATGCCAACTGCGACTAATGCAAGACTTTCAGTTTCATCAGTCTCCGCCGTAAATCAAATTATACTTGACAATGTTCAAGGTGATTTTACAGCAGGATCTGCTGCAACAGTTAGATATAATAACGGATCTTCCACAGTCAACTTAAATGCTGCTTTAGGTAGTGTTTATGTTGACAGAATAGATACCGAATCTGATGGTTTACATATAAACGTAAATCATAGAAACCACGGTATGTATTTTGCGGATAATCTGGTTAAACTTTCCGGAGTTTTCCCTGACACTACACCCACAAAACTATCCGCCGCATATTTACCAGATAGCACTGGAGAGATTTCTGTAGATAATAGTTCGGGATTTGCAACATTTGAAAATGCTCCTGTTAATACTGACAATGTTGGATATCTCTTAATAGGTGAAGAAATTATTTCTTATACAAGCACTTCAGCTGGAACTATTGGTGGAAACATCACTAGACAAGTAAGTTCAACGTTTGCTAAAGAGTATCCAGTCGGAACTCCCGTTTATAAGTATGAACTTGCTGGTGTTTCTTTGACTAGAATCAACAAAACACATAATCTAGCCGACGTGAGCGTAACGGATCCAATAACCTTTGATTCTTATAATATCAAGATTGATACATCAACTGGAGGTGGTCTCATTGATAGAAGTGCAGATTCTCCTGGATATCCTGCCCTATATCTAAATCAAACAAAGAATACTGGTGGATATACTACAAGAGCAACCCAAAACATACCTTATGAGATTATTAGACCATCCATCCAAAATCTAACAGTTACTGGTACAAATATAGCAGCGTCTATCAGAACAGTATCTGGAGTTAGTATTGATGGTAATGAGATACCATATATTGATAATGGATTTGAGTCCATTACTGTCAATGAAACAAACTATCTGGATAGTCCTAGAATCATTTGCTCAAAAGTTAATGAGACTGACAAACTAAGCGATCTTCCTGGCGGAAAATCTCTGAATATGAGAGTTGTACTATCTTCAACTGATACTAGACTTTCACCAGTCATTGATACTCAAAGAGTAAGTGCAATTTTAGTATCTAATAGAATCAATGATCCAGTAGAGAATTATGCGACTGATAACAGAGTAAATGGATTGGAAGGAGATCCTCACGCTTTCCAATATATTTCCAAGGAAATTCAATTAGAAAACTCTGCTTCATCCATTAAGATACTTCTAAATGGTCACATTAATAAATTCTCAGATATTAGAGCATTCTATGCCATCTCAGAAAATCCAAACTTTACACCAATATTCACACCATTCCCAGGTTTCAATAACTTGAACGTTAAGGGAGAAATAATTGAACCAGAAAATAGTGATGGACTACCTGATTCATATCAAACTCCTGGAAATATTTTTGGATTTGGTGCATCAGAAATTGAGTTTAAGGAGTATTCATTTACAGTTGATCAACTCCCATCATTCAGAAATTATAGAATAAAACTTGTTCTTTCTTCTACAAGTCAAGTCTATGTTCCAAGATTCAGAGATTTGAGAGTTATTACTTTAGCTTAATATGAGACACTTACAGGTAGAGGGTCACGGTAATCTTTTTCGTGATCCACAAACAAATTCTATCGTGAACAAAAACGCAAGAGCTTATGAAGAATACATTTCAAAGCGCAAAATAAAAAGTGAAGAGAATCAAAAAATACAGAATTTTGAAGAAGAACTGACTAGTATGAAAAATGACATTGATGAAATAAAAACACTTTTAAGGGAGTTTTTAAATGGATCCGGAAAAAATTGAGTTAGAAAATCTGAGCAAAAGTTTTGAATATTATAAAGTTTCTTCGGAAATAGATAGTATTGATGATTTAGAAAATTTAAGATTGATTGCAAAATCATACTATAAACTTTATTTGAAGCAGCAAGAAGTTTTATCAAACTTAGGGTCTTTAGATAAATATTAAAAAGAGACTGATATAAAATGGCTCAACCATCAAGTAGACAGGAACTAATAGATTATTGTAAGCGACAACTAGGAGCTCCTGTTTTAGAAATTAACGTAGCAGATGAACAAATAGATGATATTGTTGATGATGCTATTCAGTTTTTTCACGAAAGACATTTTGATGGTGTCATAAACACATATTTAAAATATCAAGTTACCGAAGATGATGTTAATAGAGGTAGAGCTCCATCTGGAAATGTTGCATCTGCAGGAATAGCTACTACTGCAGCAACAACTAACATCGTAGGAACTGCTACTACTTTTACATACAAAGAAAATAGCAACTTCCTACAGGTTCCTCCTTCTGTAATAGGTATCAACAAAATTTTCAGATTTGATGGAACTAATACAACAACAAATAATATGTTTAGTGTGAAGTATCAGTTATTTTTAAATGATATTTACTATTGGGGATCAACTGAACTTTTAACATATGCGATGGTAAAGACATATCTTGAAGATATTGATTTTCTATTAAATACAGAGAAGCAAATAAGATTTAATCAAAGACAAGATAGATTATATCTAGATATTGACTGGGGTTCTGTTGCTGTAGGTGACTGGTTTATAATTGACTGCTATAGAACTTTAGACCCAAATGATTATAGTAGAGTTTGGAATGATTCATTTTTAAAAAGATATTTGACTTCTCTGATTAAGAAACAATGGGGACAAAATTTAATAAAGTTTCAGGGTGTCAAACTTCCAGGTGGCGTTGAATTAAATGGAAGGCAACTTTATGATGATGCTCAAAAAGAACTTGATGTAATAATGGAAAAAATGTCAAGCACATATGAACTTCCTCCATTAGACATGATTGGATAAACTATGCTTAACCCATTTTTCCAGCAAGGTTCCTTAACAGAACAAGGTCTAATACAAGATCTGATCAATGAACAATTGAGAATGTATGGTGTTGAAATACATTATTTGCCAAGAAAATATGTTACAGAAAAAACAGTATTAAAAGAAGTAATAGAATCCGTTTTTGACAACTCATATCCCATTGAAGCTTATGTTGAAAACTATGAGGGATATGCAGATAATACAACGATTTTGTCAAAATTTGGTATTCAAGCAACTAATGAAGTAACGCTAATAATTTCAAGAGAAAGATGGGAGTTATATATTCAACCACTGATAAAGAATCAAAGTAATATTAAATTATCAACAAGACCAAAAGAAGGAGATTTAATTTATTTTCCTTTGGGCGATAGATTATTTGAGATTAAATTTGTAGAGCATGAAAAACCATTCTACCAACTACAAAAGAACTACGTTTATGTCTTAAAATGTGAGTTGTTTAGGTATGAAAATGAGATTATTGACACTGAAATTGATGAAATAGATGACCTACTGGCTCCTGATGATATTGATAATATTTCAACAGTTCTTGGTCCAATACAAACATTAACTTTAGTAGGAACAGGGATAACAGCAACTGCAGTAACAAACATCGTTTCTGGTGGAATAAGATTCATTACTGTTACAAATAGAGGTGGTGGATACACATCAACTCCATTAGTCGGAATATCTTCAGCTCCACCTGGAGGGAAAACGGGAGTAGCTACTGCTACCATGATTGGTGGAATTGTTGCATGTAATGATAACGTTAATCCTTTGGCAAAATCTGTTCAAAGTGTTCAGTTAACTAATTCCGGATTTGGATATACAGTTGCGCCAGGAGTAAGATTTATTGGTGGAGGAGGTTCTGGAGCTGCTGCAACAGCAACGATTGGTAGTGGTGTAGTTGGTATTATTACCGTTACCAACGGTGGTTCTGGATATTCATCTCAACCAACAATATCATTCACGAATGAAATATTTTTACCTGGAGTTTCAACAGTATCGGCTGCAGCAACAGCAGTTGTAAGTGCTGCTGGAACAATAACGTCTATTAGAATAACAAATGCTGGACTAGGATATAGTGTAGCACCAACTGTTGTTATTTCAAATCCATCACTAGCATCAACTGGTAACTTTATTTTCAATGAGGTTGTAACTGGATCTGTAACCAATACAACCGCAAGAGTAAGAACTTGGAACTCTATCACGAATATTTTAGAAGTTTCCTCAGTCTCTGGTTCTTTTTCAGTGGGAGAAAATATTGTTGGATCAACCTCGGGGGCATCACATCAATTGAGGTTGATTGAGACAGATCCACCAAATGATGGATATACAGATAATCAATCCATAGAAAGTGAAGGTGACTTGATAGTTGACTTTAGCGAAAGAAATCCTTTTGGCGTTCCATAAATAGTTTTTATTATTAAATAATAATATAATAGGTAAAATAAAATGTTTGAATATTTTTATAACGAAATTTTAAGAAGGACAGTTATTGCCTTTGGTACATTATTCAACAATATTACCATCAAGCATACAAATTCTTCAAATGAAGTCGTTAGTGTTATTAAGGTTCCTTTGGCATATGGACCAACACAAAAGTTTTTGGCAAGATTAAATCAATCACCAGATCTTAATAAGTCAACTGCCATTACTTTACCAAGAATGTCTTTTGAGTTTAGTGGATTGGTTTATGATGCTTCAAGAAAAGTAACGACAACTCAAACATTTACAGTAAAAGATCCAGAAAACGGAACAGAAACTAAAAAGGCATATATGCCAGTTCCTTATAATATGCAGTTTGAACTGAGCATCATGTCAAAATTAAATGACGATGCTTTACAGATAATAGAACAAATTTTACCATATTTTCAACCTTCATACAATTTAACCGTTGAATTAGTAGAGTCTATTAACGAAAAAAGAGATATTCCAATAGTTATAGAAAACATAACTATGCAGGATGATTATGAAGGAGACTTTAATACAAGAAGAGTTCTTCTTTATACCATAAGATTTACCGCAAAGACATATCTGTTTGGACCCGTTTCTACGGCTACAAAGGACGTTATCAAAAAAACTACGGTCAGTTATCTTACTGGAACAGATACTGCAAATACTACACGAGAGGTTGTATACTCAGCAGAACCAAGAGCAATAAAAAATTATACAGGAACTGTTTTAACAAACTTAGCAAAAGATATATCAACAACAGATACTCTTATTGAAGTAAATAATGCCAGCTCAATATCAGCAAAAACATATTTGGATATTGAAGGTGAAGAGGTGTACGTAAAATTAAAGAATGGAAATATTCTAACAGTAGAAAGAGGGAAAGACGGCACAACAATAACTTCGCATTTATCAGGGGCTGATGTTAAATCTATTACAACTGCTGATAATGCTTTAGTTGAGGATGGAGATGATTTTGGTTTTAGTGGTTCGACAGTATGAAAATGACTAAAAAATTTGACGAGTTAAATGACACATTCAATGTCAAAGGTGAAATAGTATCTAAAGAAAATGAAGAGAATACTATAGAAAAAATTGAAAAAGTTAACGCATCTTTTGATGATATAAAAAAAGACTACAACTATACAAGAGGAAATCTTTACAGTCTTATTGAAAAAGGTCAAGAAGCGATCAATGGAATACTTGAGTTAGCTCAAGAAAGTGAAATGCCCAGGGCATATGAAGTTGCAGGTCAGTTAATAAAAAATGTGGCAGACGCTACAGACAAACTTATGGATCTGCAAAAGAAACTCAAAGATATTGAAGAGGAAAAACAATCTAAAGGTCCAACGACTGTCAATAATGCTTTGTTTGTTGGATCAACTGCAGATTTGGCAAAACTTTTAAAGCAACAAAAAATAGATGAAAACATTTAAAGAGTTTCAAGAAGAGTGGACTAATAAATATAAAGAGAGTATTGATTGCTCAAACCCAAAGGGTTTTTCTCAACGTGCTCATTGTGCAGGGAGAAAGAAAAGAGCAGAAGGTGAAAAGACTAAATCAAAACCAGTTGAGTAATGCCCAAAATCAAGTCACATAAGACAGTTGAACAAATTGCAAAGAAACATCGATGTTTCTTTCATACAAAAGCAACTTGATATGGGAGAACCGATTGAACATGAACACACAAAAGATCATGAACTCGCTAGAGATATTGCACTTCAACACCTGGACGAAATCCCAGACTATTATACTCGCTTAAAGAAAATGGAAGCATCTGCTAAAAAAGAACATAAGAAGTTTAAAGATGTTACTAAAGAAGGACTCCTTGATTGGTATGGAAGTAAATCAAAAGATGGTAAACGTGGTTGGGTAAATGTTGTTACGGGTGGAACTTGTGCAAGTGATGAGCCAGGTGAAGGTGTGCCTAAATGTGTTTCTTCTGAAAAAAGAGCAAGTATGACACCAGCACAAAGACGATCTGCCGCAAGACGAAAAAAAGCAGCAGATCCTGGACAACAAGAAAAAACAGATGCAGCAAAACCAACTTATGTTCCAACAGATAAACCCAAAAAAATGAAAGAAGAATTAGACTTACAAGAAGTAAAAGATAGACCAGGAAAAGGTAGTGGAACTAAAGATGCTTGCTATCACAAAGTAAAGTCACGCTACAGCGTATGGCCAAGTGCATATGCATCTGGAGCACTTGTGAAGTGTCGTAAAGTTGGTGCAGACAACTGGGGAACCAAGTCAGAAGAAATAACATTAGATCAAATAATTTTGGGAGAGGAGAAGTGTGGTAAAGGTATGTAT